TCTCCTAACAAGATGAAATCTTCGTAATTAACAACAGATATAGCTAAATTGCTATCTTCTGTTGCAAAAATACCTAATGTTTTTTCATCAATTAAGTAAAATTGTCCTCCATAGCCATCTATGTTGGCTAAATTCCTAAAATTTATGAACTTATCATCATAATTATCATTGAAATACTTAGTTATTGATACACATGCATCGATAACAAAATTCCAATTTTTACTTAGATTGGTTTTAACTTCAAACTTACTACTAAGCTTAGATCCCCCTACTTTCCTAATGGAAACATGGTTTGGTCCATATGCCATCATAGTATAAGCTTTGTTGTCATGAGCTACTTTGTAGAAGGTTATTGCTTCGTAACGTACCCACAGAGGGAAATTACGATAGTAAAATGGTCTTAACATATTAGCCCTGTCTGATTCCAATTTGATATTATAAGTCTTCCTGTCATAAACAAAACTAAGAGCTTCCGTAAAGGAAGCCGCGAACCTTAATGGTTCGTAATTGTCTAAAACAGAATACTTTGTAATATTTTGGACGTAATCTTTGCTAAAAGAAGCAGATATAACTAATCTTTCATTTTTGCTAAAATTCTCCTCCATTTGCCCAAACTGTTCTTTGTTATCAACAAATCTAATGGTTTTCGGGAAAATAGGTGTATTTAAAGTAGCACATAATGAATTATAATTAGCTAATATTGATTCTTTATTAAACCCATATGTGATCAATAATTTATAAACATATAATGCTTCGTTATGAAAACCTTCTAAATATTTCAAGTTAGGTTTAACTGTATAAAGTACAGGATTTTCTACTTTGTTTAGGTGTTTTTCTACTATCAAAGACATTATATCTTTTATATCATAATATAAAATTCCGTCGTTTAACCTTGGTTTTATAGATACCCATGATTTATTTAGTTCTATAGCAATTCCTTCCCTTGGTAAAATTTCAACTGAAGTTATTTTGAATTCTTTGTAGAAATCAATTCTCTCTCTATTGAAGTCTCTTTCCATTTGGTAAAAGCTGTTACTCAGACTAGATAACTCTATATCTCCTAATGCCAATTGTTCTAAGCACATTACTACATCAGTTGTTGTCATGTCCCTTGGGTCATAACCCATCTCTTCTAAATTTACTTTTTTACTAAAGTAATCGTAATAAACTCTTTTTGGAAAACCTATGATATTCCTCAATAATAAACCCCAAACAATTTTGTTATATGACAACATATAGCTTCTGCTCAAGTATTTATTTTGAAAGGAAAGATGTTTTATATAGTTTTTCGGCAATCCTACTATTATTAATGATTTTAATTCTTTGGTTAAAGATTTTATAATAGTTGAAGCTAAATTCTCAATATAATTCCTTTCGATACAGCTTTTGGCATATTCTGCCAAGCTGATATCTTCAGGCACGACATATTTTTCAAACAAAGCATATTCATCAGCCGGTATTTCGTAAGACACACATGTCCTTAAAAAGAACAGGTTTTCTACAACTTTCGGTATATTTATTGAATATTCTTCGAAGATAGGTAAGTCGTTTTTCATTTCAGTTATCAATCTTGTTGCATTATGCGTTAAACTATTGAAAAATATTTCTTTAGTTTTTAGCTTATTCACAATCAAGATAGATAAATGTTCTCTGTTTGTAGTTACTGCTTTAGGGGCACCTTCTGGGCCTTCTACTTTATTAGTAGCCACGTATTCTCCATTTGATATGATTATAACGAACATGTTTTCGTACATCTTAATTTGTTTGTTTTTAGAAATGTCATACAGAGCAAGTAATTTTTCTTTGCCAGACAGTCCGATGATTGAAATAGATTCAGGAAGGACCCAATAACTTATGGTTATTTCTGGAGGCCCCCAA